CCGCTCGATGGCCAGCTCTCGCCAGGCCATCAGCTCGGCCACCGTCATCGGGGTCATCTCCGACAGCGGCCAGTGAAAGGCCACGGCCAGGTCGGCCATGGCGCTCTCTACGCGTTCAGGAAGGCCTGCACCTGATCCTTCGGCAGCAAAAAAGCGAGCACCTCGCTTCCCAGGGCTACCAGGTCGACCGGGTCGATGTTGGCCACGTCGAACTTGGTGAGGGTGGGCGAGCTGATGCGCGGCAGCAGCACCTGCAGCGAGTCGACGTCGACGCGCATCAGGGCCGACAGCGACAGGCCGCGCAGTTCGCCGCTCTTGGGCTTGCGCAGGGTGACCGAGGTAATGGTCTGATCGCCGCGCTTGATGGGTGTTTCCAGGGGCACCACGGCGGTGTCGGTCTGGGCTGCAGGGATGGCGTTGGGGGTGGCGGCGGTGGTGGATTCAGGGGTGGTCATGGGATTTCAGGAGATTGGGTAATGGGGCTGGGCGGCCCGCCTGGGGCCGCCCGAGGTGGGCATCAGATGCCAAGATCAGATGCCAAGAGCGGCGCGCACCTGCTGCATGCGGTCCACGCCGTTGACCAGCTCGATCATGTTGACCACGTCGATCTCGATCAGGGCGGTGCCATTGACCGTGAGCTTGTAGTAGCTGATCGCCGACTTGATGGTGATTTCGGTCTTGTCGCCGCCCTTGGCCTTGCCCGGGTCAAATTCCTTGTGGCGGCCGCGCACCACGACCTCCAGCGAGTCGACGGATTCGGAATCATCCGACTGGAGCATGCCGGCGAAGCGCAACAGCACACCGTTGTGGGTTGTGACGCCCCACTGCTTGAGGATGTCGGAGATCCAGCCGGCGGCCTTCCAGTCCATCTCCATGGCTTCCGAGCCGAGATCCAGTTCGATCTCGCCGGCCATGCCGCCCGAGCGGTACTTCTCCATCTTGCGGGTGAGCTTGGGCAGGGTGACCTCTTCGGTCTCGCCGACATAGCTCACGCCGTCGACGAACAGGGCAAAGTTCTTGAGTTTCTTGGGCAGTCCCATGAGGTTCTCCAGTGATCAGGGGTTGAAAAGGTGCTGCGGGCTTACAGACCCGTGCCGACGCGCACGGCGAAGTCGCTGAAATACGCGTCGGTGATGCGTTGCTGAAACTCGAGGTCTTCCAGGGGCGGCACCGGGGTGTAGTCGTAGTCGAGGCGCAGCTTGCCGACCTTGAGGGTGGCGGTGGTGTTGATTTCCTCGTCGTACCAAGCCTTGCCGTCGAGGATGTAGCCGCCGGTCTTGAGCTCGCGAAACTTGGCGTTGACGCCCTCCAAGATGTCCTTCACCAGGCTGGGGTGCAGCGTCTTATCCGACGCCCACATGTGGCCCTCGGCCATGGTGTCGGCCAGCACCTGGGCGGTTCGGGTGGTGCTCTCGAAGGCGAACAGCTCCTCGCTGCTGGTGGTGCGGCTACCCCAGAAGCGGTGGCCGTTGGACTGGATCAACGTGGTGACGCCGGCGGCATTGAGCAGGCCCGCATCGGTGTCGGGGCTTTGCAGGTCCCAGTGCACGTCGCGGCTGATGCCCTGCACGCCGTTGATCTGCACATTGGACAAGGTCTTGTGCCAGCCATATTCCTGGTCGATGCGCGCGCGCAGGCCCATGGCGTAGGCCACGGCCGGGGCCTCGACAATGCCGGCGGCGTTGACATCGAACTTCTTCCAGTTGGGCCACAGCAGCATCAGCTCGCGGGCGCCGAACAGGTCGCGGTAGGCCATGGCCCCGCTCACGTCCTCGCCGTGGGCTGCGGCATAGCCAAAGCCGCGCAGCTTCTTGGCCACCGACACCAGGGCATCGGCCACGGGCTCGCTGTCCAGGCCTGGCGCGCCCAGGATGCGGGGTTTGACGCCCAACTGGGCCTGGGCCGCCAGCAGGGCCTGCAGGCCGGTGTAGCGCCCGCCCACGCTGGTGCCGATCACCTTGGCGTCTTGGTCGGCTTGCTTGGCCTGGGGGTCGGCGCCTTGGCCCTCGGCCACGCGCACCACCACCAGGATGGGGCGGGTCTGCTCGCTGATGGCGGTGAGGGACGGGGCCAACGTACCCTGCACGCCGGCCTTGTCGATGGCGGTGTTGATCTTGGTGACCAGCACGGGGGTGTTCAGGGGGAACACGGTGGCGTCGGCGTCGGGCGCGGTGGCCACCAGGCCAATGATGGCCGTCGAGATCATGGTGATGGCCTGCAGGCCGGCAGAGATTTCCGTGACGCGTACGCCGTGGTGGTAGTTGGCAGAAGACATTGATGGCTCCAGGTTGAAAAACTTTGAAAGGGATCCGGCGGTCAGTTGCGCAGCGCCGGAGGCTGCTGCAGGCGGCGCTGCTCAGCCTCGAAGGCTTCGCGGCAGTGGTCCGCCTGCCAGAAGAACAAGGTGTTGATGGCTCGGGCAGTCCAGCCCCAGACGGGCTGGCCCTTCTCCCGCATGCGGTGGGCGCGCGATGACAGGGTTTCGTCGGGTTCGCCGGCCAGTAAGGTGTTGACGAGCTGGTCCAGCCCGATCAGGACGTTCAAGAACCATTCGCCCACGTCAGGCCTCCACCACAAAGATCGTGATGCCGGCAAAGCGCATGCGCTGGTCAGGCGGAAGGGCCTCATTCACGCCGGATTCCCTGACCATCCACCGGCCGCTGTCGGCCATGGTCGCTTGCAGGCTGATCGCCCCTTGCACCATGGTGGCCAGCAGGAATCGCTCTCGGCCATCACTGGCCCGCATGGGCAGCCGAAACGACCCGTCCGATGGGAATGCCTCACCGTCAAGCTGCAGCTCAGCCTGGACGCTCAGTCGCGTGCCAGCCACGCAGGTGACCTCGGTCATCGCTTCGTTCACCGAGAGATGAGCGGCGTTTTCCGGACCAGCCTGAATGGACTTGACCACGATGGCCAGGGCCGGCGGTTCGGTGACCTCCGTCACGGGCGCGCTGATCACATCAGTCTCCGGGTCAAAAGACCAGCCGATTTGGCAGTCCGCGGTCGTTTCACGGATGGCCTGCCATCTGTCGGCCTGCAGGGCAGCGAAATCGTCGGTTGCCATGATGATGTTCATCACGGTGCCCCCTTTGATCAGTGCGAGGCGCTTTGCGAACTCTGTTTGATTGGTTGCGTTGACCATCATTTCTCTCACTTGAAGAATCGAAATTTCGCGAATCCATTCCCGCCCGTGGCAGAACCAACACCCGCAGGAAATCCCCGACCGCCACCGCCATCGCCGCCCTGGCCAGGGCTGGCTGCAGTTGCTGCCCCGCCTGGGCCCAGAAGCCCGCCTCCACCACCGCCGTAGGCGTTCTGAGCGCGGGATGACTGAAATGCCGTGATGCCGACCGCACCCGGAAAGCCGCTCAGCCCCCAGATTTGGTAAGGGGTGAGAGAGGCGCCTGGCTGGCCTGTGTCGTATTGCTCGTAGTACTGGTCGAAGGCATTGACTTCATGCCATCCGACAGCCCCTCCTCCGCCAGGACTGAAGGGACGCCAGAGCAATCCGGTGGACGCGCCGGTCGTTGAGCCCTGGCTGTTGGACGCGTAGAGCGTTCCATTGATCTCCACCGAGGTGACTCCACCGTAGGACCATGCAGTTCCGGCTCCGACTGTGAGGGTCATGGTGGGCGCAATCACTGGGATACGGTGGATCTCCACCCCACCAAAATTCACACCGCCACCACCGCAGAGCAGTGCCTCGATGTATCTGGTCCCATCAGGAACTGAAACCAGGCCAGACACGCGATACAGCGGGCTCTCCGTGTATTGAGAAATCGGCTTGTCCGCCCCTGTGCTGAGCAACTGGGCCAGCTCGTTGGTCCAAACCGCAGTGCTCAAGGCAGTGGAGGCCGGCGCTCGGCTGGTGATGGCTGCATCGAGGCGATCGAGCAGCACGGCGCGCGCGTTGGTCCACTGCGCGGTGCTCAGTGCGCTGCCGGCCGGAGCCACGGTGTTCAAGGCGCCGATGACGGTCTGCAGCTCGGCATGCAGGCTGGTCAGCACATTGCCCATGGCGTTGGTCAGCAGCGCCGGGATGGCCGCATCCAGCGTCTGAATCATGTTGCGCAGGCGAATGATGTCCACATCGGCGTCGTTGGCCGGGTGAGGCAGCGCCAGGCCCAGGTTGGGCGTGATGTCGTTGACAGTGGTCATTTCAGGGTCTCTCTTGCCTGTGTCACAGCACCACGGCGCGCAGGTTGGTGATGGCCGGGCGAGCCGCGTGGGTGCCCGTCAGGCTCAGGCGCAGGCGGGCCTTGTCGGCGGCGTAGTTGTCGAGCTGGTAGACCAGCTCCATCACGCCAGCGGTCTGGGGGCTGCTGCTCACAAAGGGCACAGGCGTCCAGGCGCCGGCGGTTTGGTTCTGGGCATGCAAGGTGAGCGAGCTGCCGGCAGGCAGATCCGCCTCGAGCACCACGCGCACGCTGACCTGGCCGCCGGCGTTGACCAGGGGGCTGATGTAGGTGCCGGCGGTCTGCAGCGAGCCCACCACCAGCTGGATGCCAGGCTCCAGGATGGCGCCAAGCGAGCCGACACCCCGCAGACGGGCTGAGGCTTGGATATGGCCGGTGTACCGAGAGGCCAGCGTCACCACCTGACCAGGGGCGGCCTCGATCACGCTGCCGTTGTCCAGTGTGAGGCGGAACACACAGCTCGACGCGGCCGAGGGCTGGTGCGCATAGGCCTGCACCAGCAGGTCGGTGGCGTCCACCACGTCCACGGTGCCCAGGTCGATCAGGCGCTCGGTCTGGGTGTAGTCGGCCGCCAGCAGCTCGAAGGCCATGTCGCGGTCCTGGTGGGCCGTCCAGGTGCTGGCATTGCTGCTGGAGAGCAGCACGCCCACCTGATAGGGCTGTGCCGTGACGATGCGGCTGTTGGTGGCATCCCACTTGCCCAGGTCGGCCACGGCCACCGCGGTAGTGGCGTCGTCACACAGCAGCACCACGCAGTACTCCCGGCCAGCATCGGCCAGCACGGGCGACCAGGTGACCTGGGTCTTGCCGTCCAGCACGATCGCTGCGGGCTGCAGGCGGGCCTCGATCAGCACGCGGGCCGTGGGGTAGCCGTTCTCGGCCTCGCGCAACTGCACCAGCACGTCGCTGGTGCCCTTGGCCGTGAACCACAGGTTGACACCGGTCAGGTGCACGGTGGCCGAGGTGGTCAGGGTCTGGGCCAGCGGGTCGGTGCGCACATACCAGTACTTCACGATCTGCTGCTGTTCGCGCTGCACTAGGGTGCCCTGGCCAGTGAACAGGGCGCTGGCATGGTTGCCGCCCGAGCCGGTGATCTCCACGCTCTTGGTGCCGGCGGGCACGTTGGCTGGCACGGTGAACTTGCCTTGCAGCAGTCCTTGGGCGTTGGCCGCCAGCGCGCCACCGTTCAGGGCGGTGGGCTGCACCGCGATGCCGTCGAAGGTCATGGCCGCCACGGTCTCACCGGGCCCGAAATGGCTCTCGAACTGCACCTCGATCTGGCGCAGGGTCTCCAAGGCCGTCGACGACTCGGCCAGGATGTTGGCCTCGGTGGTGACGGTGTTGCTGCCGCTGCCCACGTAGAACACCTGCTCGATGGGCTTGGCCCACTGGGTCTGCACCTC